TGAATTCTTAGATTTTGTAGTTCCTTCAGCAACTTTAATTGTTCTTAATGCCGCTTGAACTTCTGGAAGTTTATACTCTGGTAAAGGTAGAGATGGTTTTGGTGATGATGTAGAAGATGCTGGTCTTGCTCCTGGAGTAATACCTTTTAAAAAATTTCCAACATTAGATAATGCACCTTGAATTCCTCCAACAATACCACCGTTTTTGAATCCTTCAACGTTTCCAGATACATTTATATTCTGTGGATTTACAAATTTAGTTCCATTTGGAACATAAGATGCTGGATGAACTCCAGTATCAGCAGCAATTTGCGATTGTTGTTCTTTAGTTAATACAAGTTCTCCAGGTGAAACTGCGACTCCACCTCCAGCAATGTTAGGAAGATATTGAGTATCTTTACCTGCTCCAGATATTTTTGATCCAGTTTTTCTATCTACAAGTCCGCTGAATATTTTTGATCCAGAACTTGCACCTTGAACAAGACCATATGGAGTTGTCGGACCCATATCTCCAACACCGCCAACTCCTTGAAGTCCAATTCCTTTTCCAGTTTGTGCTCTTGCTTTATTTTCTGCCTGAACTCCCGCTGCTTTTCTTTGTCCTGTCACTTCGTTCCCAAGAGCAGCAGTTCCCGCTATTGCAGCTGGGAACAAGAAATATGGATTTGTTACAAGAGAAAGTAAAGGATTTATTCCTTTAGGTCCCCCTGGCATTTTATTCATCTTGATAATGTTCCTAAGTTTAGGAATCAATCCAAGAAGTTTTGGAATAAATTTAGCAACAACTCCAATAAAAGATCTTACAAATAATCCAAAGGGAGTTGCAAAAAGAACAAATGCAGCAAGTAAAGTAGGCCACCAATCTTTTAAGAATCTACCTAATACATCTACCTTTTTCTTATTCTTTGGATCCCCAAACCAATCTAATAATTGCCCAACAAATCTTCCAAGTAAAGTGAAGGTTATAAATTTGATAATTCTATCAAGTATTCCCTGAACGGGGGTGAAGATTTTTTTGACCACACCAGAAAGTTTTTGTATAGAACTCTCTAACGCATTCTCCTTTTCATCTCTTCCTTTTCTTTCTTTTGATCTTCTTTCGGACTCCGAATTTTTTACTGATTGCTTATATTGATTTGAAAGAATAGAAAAAATATTTTTTAATGAATCAATAATATTAAGTGATGTTTTATTTGCTGTATTATCAGTATCTATTTTTGTATCTTCTTTTGATTGTCTTTGAGGTATTACAGCAGTACCTGCCAAGAAAAACTTTTCTTTTGATACTTTTACTGGACCAGTTGTTCCAATATTTTCGGAAGTTATCTTTCTCTTTTTTACTTTAAATCTTCCTACTTTTCCTTTTACTCTTTTATATTCCCCTACTAATATCTCATCTTCCTCACTGGCAAGTTTTTTGCCCATCATCCTAGACTCAATCATTCTCGCTTTTAAGAGAGATTGATATGTACCATAATCCAAGTCAAATATATCATCAATACCAAGAAGTCTTAATATTCTCTCATCTATATTCTCATTTACGGAATCTTCTTCTCTAATACCTTCATACAAAGATAAAGCATTAGAAGATTTTTTGGGTGGTGGAGGGGAAGTTTTTGATTTTGCTCCTATAGAAACTTTTTGTTGCTTTGGTTTCTTTACTGCTTCTTGATTTTGTTTTTCTTTTTGTCTTTCTTTATGTAATAAATTTAATCTTACTTCTATCTCGTCTTCAACGTCTGCAATTACTTTCTTTACTCTACTAAAGAATTTTACAATCGCATCGCACCCTTCTTCTAGTTGCTTATAAAGTTCTGGATCGTTTTTAAAAGTGGGAAATTTTTTTGCTTGTTTATAATCTTTTACTGATAAACCAATAAATCTTAAATGACTAAATGCAGTATCATACTTTCCTGAAACTAAAAGTCCATATTCAGTAAGAAATTCCTTGTCCTCACCATAAAACTTAACAAGACTATCGCTTACATTTTTTGTTTTTTGATACGAAAATCCAGGAGGAACTATTTTCCATATCTCCTCCTGGATCTTTTCTTTTTTGTAAGCAATCAGATCTTTTGAATCCATTTATCCGCCATTTTGTTGCTGCTTCATTTTCTCTTCTTCAAGGTGATTCTTGAGTAAAGTTACATAAATGTCTCTTTCCCAAGGCATCATATTTTCAATCTCCGTTAATGAATATTTATGATACTGCATTAAGGAAAAATTCAACTGATAATAATTTTCAAGGTCCATATGGACCATTGCTATACGAAAAAACTTGACAGACCCTCCAGGATGATCTCGCTTTCAACTTTTGTATTTGGGTTTTTAATTTTAACTGTATGAGAAAGTTTTGGCATAGTTTCAAAAAAATGTTCAATTTTTTTGAACTGAGCAGAATTCATTTGCTCAAGAAATTCCAACATTTCCTTTTTTGTGACATCTGCTGCTGCCCAAACTTCTTCATCAGTATAGATTTTATCAATACAAGATGCAACAAGATCAAATGATTGATCTACATTTGAATCATTTAAATCAAAGTTACTCTTGATGAATTGTTCCAATGATGGATATCGCATTTCCATCACGATACTATCATCAACTTTAATCTTTCTATCGTGATCTTCGTTTTTAATAACTTTAATATCATCAATGTTAATCTTAGTTGGTACTACTGTTTCGTCATCATCTGGACAAATTAGATTAACTTCAATGTCTTCCCCTACAGATTTACCTCTAATGTTAAGGAAGAGATATTCAATATCGAATGTAGGAAGTGCTTCTACTTTAATATTTTTCGTCTTAATGCAACTTTTAATTACTGTTTTAATTGCTGTTGTAATCTCTTTTGTATTCTCACTTTCCAATGCAAGAAGAAGAAGTTTTTCTTCTTTTACTAGAAATGGTCTATACTGAATTGTTTCTCCAGTTGATGGCAATTCAAGTTCATATGTTGGTGTAGAAATCTTTGGTAAAGGCATAATGTCCTATAGAAATTTCAGGTATGATTATTTATTATGTATTTTAATATTAATAAACGCAGATATATTATAAAATTATTCAAAGATTAAGTTGGGATCCTGCTGCATTCTAACAACATTATCTTGCATGTATGCATTACGTAATTTGTTTGCAGCCTCTCCAGGTAATCCAGGACCATAATATTCTGGAATTGCATCTGGTTTTGATTCTTTAGGTTCTTGATTAACCATCCCCTGTTTAGTAGTAATAAAATATCTAGTATATGAAAATGATATTGTACATTTTAATATATTAGAAGAATCATATGATACTGGCATAGAGTTTATAGAGATGGGATATGCTTGGAGAAATTGATACTGCAAATGATTTCCAGCATAATCTCTTTCAAATTTTTTAATGTAAAGAGATTCCGATCTATAATTTTCTGGATAGTTCATTCTATAAAAATAATCTGGACCAACAAAATTTTTTCCTATTTGCTCATCTGCAATATAAGATAACCAGTTTTCGAAAAATCTAATTACTTTATAATCGTGATCAACATAAAATGTAAAATCTGCCCTGTCATCATATAATCTTCTATAAGCAAATCTTTCTGTTACACCAGTAAAATCATTGTTTATTTCGTGAGTTACAAGAGAAGATCCTGGCAGAGATGCTTCCGAACAATGAATGCTTATCGTGTCCCAGTCATATGCTGCTCCAGCTGAAGAAATTTGCTTACTTTCTGCCCATTGTCTAACTGCATCTGGAGGATTAAAGTAACATTCAAAATGAGAAGTAAGAGCAGGATTAAGTAACTTAGACTTAATCTCTGACATGCTTCTTGGTTTTGGTGCTGGTGCTGCCATTTATAAATATTCAATACTTATATATTATGTAGTCGTAAAATGGCAGAAAGTAGATATCATCAAGGTAGATTCAACCCAAGAAACCCAGAAAAATATAAAGGAGATTCTAGAAATATAATTTATAGAAGTTCTTGGGAAGTTGAATTTATGAGATACTGTGATAGAAATACGAACATTTTAGAATGGGGAAGTGAAGAATTTTTCATTCCATATTATGATCCAACTACTAGAAAAATAAGAAGATATTTTCCTGATTTTTTTATTAAAGTTCAAGAAAATAATGGTATCACAAAAAGTTATCTTATAGAAATTAAACCAAAGCGTCAAACAAAACCACCAGTTCCAGGAAATAAAAAGAAAAAGACGTTGATTAATGAAGCAATTACATACGAAAAAAATTGCGCTAAATGGAAAGCAGCAAAAGAATGGTGTGAAGATAGAATGGTAGAATTTAAAATAATAACAGAAGACGATTTGAATTTATAGTGATAAATATTCTTATAAATATCTTCCAATTTAATGCGTAAAGAAGAAGTAAAATATTATATTTCCATTACGAATAAGGAGACATTTTAATGGCGGATCCAGACAGAAGAAGTAGAACTATTGCTTTGCCTATAGGACCAAATGGATCTTTAGTTAATGGGACTCTTTTAATAAACAAAAATGGAGATGCGGAATGGTTTCAGGGAGTTGGATTGGGACAACAATCTACACCAACATTTACGTCAAATAGAACAAAAGGATATACGTGGCAACCTTCCCCCAATTGCGTTAATGGAGTTACTTGCCCAACAGCAGATTTGAAAACGAGATTCTATTCAAATACAGTATCAACTTCAAATTTAAATAATGCAAGATTAGAAACTTTTAATTCTTCAACTGGATTCAATTCCCCTCAGTTGGCGAATGAAATTAATGTTCCTGGATCAAATACTGCTAGTTTATCTGAAGCACCAGGAACAACTCCAACTCCTGCAGGAACAACTCCAACTCCTGCAGGAACAACTCCGACTCCTGAAGGAACAACTCCAACTCCGTCAGATATAAACATAGAAGATCCATTTTCTGGTGCGGTAATTCCCGAAATAGGGCAAGATACGTCATATAACACAGATAAAAAAAGAGATTTAGCATCAAAAGGATTATCTGGTTTGTTAAGATATCCATTAAAAATAAAAGATGATCAAGATAGAATTGTTTTTAAAAGATTTGAATATACTCCAAAAAAATTAAACCCAAATTCTGAAGATACATATGCACAGGGTAAACCCATTAGCACAATTATATTACCAATTCAATCTGGGATATCTGATACAAACAGTGTAGAGTGGGGTGGTGCTAATATGAATCCTATAGAAATGTTTGCTGCAAGAACAGCATTCAACGCGATGGATACAGACCAACAATTTAGTGAAGTTGGACAGGAAGCAATGCAAAAAGCATATAGCACTCTTAAAAGTAATGATATGTGGAAATATTATTTTGCTCAAGAAGCCGTTGGAGTTCAAGGATTATTATCTAGAGCGTCTGGATCAGTTTTAAATCCAAATTTATCTCTACTCTTTAATGGACCATCATTAAGACCATTCTCATTTACATTTAGACTTTCTCCTAGAAGTAAAGATGAATCTATAATGGTGAAAAGAATAATAAGACAATTTAAAGAAGGATCAGCAGTAAATAAATCAACATCAAATTTATTTTTAAAGGCACCTGATGTTTTTAAAATTGAATATGTAGGAAATTCTTCGTCATCGTTAAATAAGTTTAAAACGTGTGCTTTAACTACAGTCAGTGTAAATTATACGCCAGATGGAACATATATGACGTACAGTGATGGCACTATGACATCGTATGAACTTACATTAACATTCAATGAATTGGATCCAATATATCAACAAGATTATAGAGATATTCCTCCCGACAGTATAGGGTACTAAAATGTCATC